GCCGTCCACGATGATGGGGTTGAGAAAGCCGAATTCTCGGATGCTGGCGGCGATCTTGTCCACCTGTTGCGGCGAGTGAGTGCGGCTGTTGCGGGCGTATGGGATCAGTTCTGCGACGGGGGCTGTTTTATAGATCGGAAATTCTGGCTTGCTTGTCATGTTGTCGCCCTTCGCTCTCGTGCTGTTTGCCCGGTGGATGCAGCCTGCATCATAGCGCAGGCTCGCGGCAAAAGAAAGGCCCAGCCGAGGAGGGGCGGCTGGGCTAAGTTGGGCAGGCGTAGTCCAACAGGGAGATGTTGTGGGGCGAGTGTAGCTGAAGACTACTTGCCGATCAACAGCAGATTATCCCGGCATTTATTCCCAATTATTCGGACACCACCTGTCCGAAGAAATCGCAATCGTTAACCTCTTGTTTTCTTAGGAGAATAGTAAAGGGGGGGGGATGGGGGGTATATATATACACTTCTTCCCCCACCCCCTCCCATTCTGTTCTTAGTGGTGTCTTGTCTGTTCGGATGTGTCCGAATAATAGGAAGAAATGGGATAAATCAAAAAGTCAAAAAAAATCAGGGCCTTAAGCCCTGATTAAGCCTTCCGGATAAATGTCCGAGTTATTCGGCCGGAACGAACCAAGCCATGCGAGGCCGCCCCTTCTGGCCTTCGTTCACATTGCGACACGCAATGCCTTTGTCCTGCACCAGCGCATCCAAAACCTCTTGCCGCTTGCGCGGCTCAAGGTTCGCAAAGGACCGGACGTTTTCTGACAACTCGCTGGCCGTACACCCGCGAAGGCCGGCCGCCTCGATCTTGGCAAAGACGGCCTTGCACGCTGCTTCAAACGGCCCGTCAGCGAGGGACTTGCGAAGCGCGGCCACAGCGCGACCTGAATAGAAGGTCGCGTAGTCTATGGCCCATTCAAGGCTTGTGGCGCTCACCTGTTCTTCGCGGCGCGATCTGGCGACGATAAGGGCAAGGCGCTGTGCGATTTCTTTTGTGCGGCCGAACATAGCTTCCAAGCCATACCGCTCATGCTCGTCCATCTTGCGAAGGAGGTCGATGTCGCAGGCGCGAAGCAGGTCATGGCACTCTGGCGCGAAAGGAATTGTGATTGGCGACGGAGCGATGTCGAACGTCTCTCCCGGCCCGAAGTTTCCATCGGACGCGGCCGCGCACTCTTGCGCCCACTCACAAAGCCGCTCGCCCGGATCAATGCTGCGCACGATGCGGGACGGCTGCCGGCCGATGTAGCTTTCCACGATGACAAAGCGGCCAAGAAAGCCGTCCGTGACGTAGCGGCTGGACAAGTTGTCATAGAGCGTGCTGGGCGTTGTCATGCTCATGAGAGTTAGGCTTGGGCAACGCACCACCTTGTCGAGTTCCTTTGCCTGCTTTTCGGTGATGCCCATCTTTGAATAGCCTTGCGGGCGAAGCGTGCTGGTCTGGCGACCGAACACCTCCATCAGGATCGTCTGGGCGTCGGTCTTGTGGTGGTTGCCGGCGGCTTGTGCCGTCTGAAGGACGCGGCCGAGTTCGTCTATGATGCTCAGGTGCGTGGGCTGCGAGACGAGGGCAGAGAATACACCGCTGGCGCTGGTGTAACCGCTCGGGCCAATCAGGTGTTCCAGCTTGGCCGCCTCAAGCAGGCGCTCAAGAACAGTCTTGGCGTGCTCCTTGCCGGCGGCCGACTTTCCGACGTTGACGAAGTAAAGCCCGGACATGTTCGATTGGTCGGTGACCCAGCGGCGGCCCATGACGACCGATCCGAAGGCAAGGGCGGCCTGCACTGCAAACTGCGGCTGCTCTTTCGGGGCGGTGGTGTTGTAATAGTGGACGGCCTCTTGCAGCACGCCGGGAATACCAAGCAGATGCTCCGGGATGTCAGACAAGGGGCCGGCCGCTTCTTTTGGCTTGGCGAGGATTTGGGCTGCGACCTTTCGGCCGTGCTCGATCTTCTCAGGCTCGTAATCATGCACCGGGTCGGACGAGACGTTGAGAAAGTTTGCGGCGTCCTTAACGGCTTTGGTGATGTCGCCGCCATGCTCATAATAGGACCAAAGTTCAAAGGCGTCGAAGGTGTGGGCGCTGTCGAACGGATCGGAAGCGTGGTGGCTGTAAGCCCGACCGTCGTCAAAGAGAACAACTCCGGCAAGTTTGCTCTTGCTGTTGGGCGACAAATAGCGGCCGCGCGCTGTTGGGCGGTAGCCATAGCGCACAAGCAACTCGTGCATGTCATGGGCATCGTTGAAGGCATCAATGACGCTGGTGCGCTCGCTGGGCGCGCGAGGCTTGCGGGGTGGTTGGAATTCTTTGGTGGGCGCCCAAGGACAAATTTGCTGAAGCTGGGGGCGGAAGCGATCCCACTCAGTCCAGAGAAGAAGAAGCGGCGCGGGGATCTCAGGCAGGCCGTCAAAGACGCTCGGGCCGGCCCAGGTGTAGGGATTGCCAGTGTCTGGGTGGACAGACGGCGGAAGCACGTCCTGCACGGCCCCAGCGCGCAATTCAAACACCACCTCTGTGCGGCGGGGGTCACCTTGCACCGGCCAGCTAATCTTGTGCGTTTTTAGGCCTTCAGGTGCGCGGAATAGAACCTTGCCACGATCTGGGCGGCCGACAATCTTAGGCGCGGAGGCAATGATTGCATCATAATCAATGCCCAATGCCTCAAAGATCAGGCGCGTGTGCGCCACGTTGTCCACATCAAGGGCGCAGGTGCCGGACGGGCCGTGCAGCAGGCCCATGTTGTGCGACGGGTTGGCGGTAAAATATGCGTCAGCCTTCGCCGGGTCAGAGATTGCGCGCTCAGGCTGTTGCCAGCCGAAAGACGTTGGACCCTTTGTGCCTGCCGGCATGGCAACCAGAAACCAGCCAAGTTCTGACGTGTAGCGCCGCGCAAAAGAGGCTGCATCACTCATTGCCTTCGCCCTTCAGGTAATCCGATAGCTTTGTCAGAGTTGCGAGCGTGACGTTTTTTCCACCATCAGCGACATGCTTAACGGTCGGATAAGACAGCCCGCATCGCTCGGCCACAACAGTTAGTCGCCGATCCTTCAGCATCTCCTGTATCTTGTGCAGTTCTAACATTTTTGCCCTCTTTTTTGAGATCGTAAAAAACATCTTGCACATGTTGAAAGTTTCTGCAAGTGTGTCGGTGTTGGATGTGAAAAAGAGAGGTTTAAAATGACCAACGTGCAAGCACTTGCGCGTGACTGGCTTGACGCCAAACGCGCAGAAAATGCGGCCAACGCGGCTCGCATCAAGATCGAGGAAGAACTGGCGCAGGCGCTGGATGTCCCCGACGAAGGAAGCAAGACCCACAAGATTGATGGCTTTAAGGTCACGCTCACCCAGCCGGTGACGCGCAAGCTGGACGCCGTTGTCTGGGAGAAGGTCAAGCAGCACATTTCGCCGGAAATGGCTCCGGTGAAGGTGAAGCTGGAAGCAGACGCCACCGGCTGCAAATGGCTGGCGACGAACGATGCCAAGACGTGGCGCAAGATCGCGTCAGCGTTTGAAACCAAGCCGGGCAAGGTCGGCGTGAAAGTGGAGGAGGTGTAAATGGCAATTGATCTGAAAAGCCTGTCAAAGCCCAAGGGCGACAGGCCAATCATCATGACGATTTTCGGGGAGGCCGGGCTTGGGAAGACCACGCTTGCCGCGATGATGCCGAACCCGGTGTTCATCCGTACCGAAGATGGCACCATGAGCCTGATCGGGAATGACGATGTTGCGCTGTTCGATGTGGCCACCAGCACCAAAGAGGTGCTGGACCAGATCGAGGCTTTGGCCACGCAGGAACACGGGTTCAAGACGGTGGTGCTGGACAGCATCACGCAGCTTGCCACGATGATTGAGGCCGAGATCGTTGCATCGGATGCCAAGGCAAAGAGCATCAATCAGGCCGGCGGCGGTTACGGTGCAGGCTATGCGGCTGCTGCCGAAAAGCACCGGCAGGTGCGTGAGTGGATCGGCGCGCTTGCCTATGAAAAGGGCATGAACGTGGTGTTTATCGGTCACGCCGACACCGAGACTTTGGACCTTCCGGACATGGATGCCTATGCCCGTTATACGGTGCGGATGCACAAGAAATCCTTGCCGCATTACACCGACAACGTGGACCTTGTGGGCTTTATACGCCTTAAGACATTCACGCGCGGCGACGGTGACAAAAAGCGCGCGATCAGCACCGGAGAGCGGGAAATCATCTGCCACCCGGTTGCCTCCAACGTCTCAAAGAACCGCCTCGGGATCACGGCCGCACTGCCGTTCACTTTCGAGACCGGGAACCCTTTCGAAAAATTTGCAGCGAAGTAAGGAGAGAAAACGATGCAATTCAACGGCTTTGACGCCAACCAAGTTGACCCTTCGGTCGTGATGGAACCCCTGCCCGCCGGCTGGTATAAGGCGGTTATCACCACGTCTGAGGAAAAGCCCACTAAGGCGCAGACGGGTAGCTATCTGCAACTGACCCTCGAGGTCATTGACGGCCAGCACCAGGGGCGCAAGATCACCGATCGGTTGAACCTCAACAACCCGAACGCCACCGCCTCGGAGATTGCCTATCGCACGCTTTCGGCGATTTGCCACGCTGTCGGGGTTATGACGCCTCGCACATCTGACGACCTGCACGACAAGCCGCTTATGGTGAAGGTGAAGGTGAAGCCGGCTGATGGCCAATATGGTGCATCTAACGAGGTTGCAGGCTATGAGGCACCGGGTAAGCCTGTGGCCCAAGAGACGGCTTCGGCCGGCGCATCTGGCGGTGGTGCCACCCCGCCTTGGAAGCGCAAGTAACGTCTTTCAAGACCTAAGCCCCTGCGGGGGCTTAGTGCTGGATAGATGGAGGCGACGATGACGACGATGGGTGAATTGAAAGCAATTGTGGACGCGCTGCATGATCTGCACGGGTCGGACGCAATCGCAACATTTGTATATCAAAAGTCCGCCGGAAGGACGGGTGCAGGGGATTTGACAAGCTACAGGGTCAGCGTAGGGTTTAATGCTTTCGTGAGATTTAACATAGGTTCACCACGCGGGGAGGCAGAATAATGGACCTGACGCAAAACGTCACGCCGGCAACGGTCAAAGCGATTTATGACAACTACATCGCCAAGCGGAAGAATGAGCATCGGCCGCATCTCGGCGGCTCCCAGATCGGGAATGAGTGCGACCGCGCGCTATGGTATCAATTCCGTTGGGCTTGGACGCCACACTTTGAAGGCCGACAGCTTCGCTTGTTCGAGACAGGCGACCGCGAAGAGGAGCGGATCGTGTCGAACCTGCGCGCCGTTGGCGTGACGGTCTGGGACCGCGACCCGGAGACGGGGAAGCAGATCAGGTTCACTGCTTGCGATGGTCACTTTGCCTTGTCGCTGGATGGGGTGGGCGAAGGATTTTCCGAAAGCAGCAAGCCGCACACGCTTGAATTCAAGACGATGAACGAGAAGAATTTTGCCGCGCTGAAGGCAAAGGGCGTGAAGGAAACCAAGCCGGTCTATTGGGCGCAGTGCCAGATCGGGATGCACTTGGCCGAGATTGATCGCTGCGCGTTCTTGGCGGTGAACAAGAACACTGATGAACTTTACATGGAGCGGATTAAATACGACGCGGCCGAAGCGATGATGCTGGTCGCCAAAGCGGAGAGGATTGTTTTCGCAGCGACACCGCCGGCGCGCTTGTCTGAAGACCCGTCTTTTTTCAAGTGCCGGTTCTGCCCCTACATGCCTGTCTGCCACGGCTGCAAAATACCGGAGGCCAACTGCCGCACCTGCGCGCACGCAACGCCTGAGCGCGGCGGAGAAGGCGCGTGGAGTTGCGCCAAAGGCCGCGACATGAAGCCGGGCTGCACGGCTCATCTGTTCATCCCGCACATTATGCCGCCAGACCTTGAGGTAAGCGACACGGGCGAGGATTGGGTGGAGTATATAGACAGGGACACGGGAGAGGTGGTGCGGAACGAGTGCAACAGCGCCGCGCTTTATGCGGGGAGACAGCTATGAAACTGCGACCCTATCAGACCGCCGCGATTGACGCGCTTTACCAGTATTGGGCCGACGGTCGCGGGGAGAACCCGTTGATCGTTGCCCCGACCGGCGCAGGAAAGTCGGCAATTCTCGCCAAGCTGGTCGAGGACGCAATGGAATATACCGGCACGCGGGTCATGATCCTGACCCATGTGAAGGAGTTGCTTGAGCAGAATGCAAAGACATTACTGCGGATCGTGCCTCATGCCGAAATCGGTTTCTATTCTGCCAGCATCGGCCAGAAGCGGTTGGATAAGCCAATCACCTTTGCCGGCATCCAGTCGGTCTATCGTGAAGCGCCCAACATGATCCCGCCGCCTGATCTTGTGTTGGTCGATGAGGCGCACCTGATCCCAAAGAACAGCGAGACACGCTACGGCCGCTTTATCGGAGAGTTGAAGCAATGCAACCCGCTTGTGAAGATCGTCGGCTTGACGGCCACACCCTACAGACTGGACAGCGGCTTCCTGCACAAGGGCGACGAGGCAATTTTCGACGGCATCGCATATGACATTCCGGTCGGGATGCTGATGGACGATGGCTATCTGTCGCCGGTCATATCAAAGGGCAGCCTGAACAAGATCGACCTTACCAATGTCAAAATGCGCGGCGGGGAGTTTAACGAGACCGACCTTGCCACGGCCGCAAGCGATCCAGCCTTGGTCGAGGCTACGGTGAAAGAGATTGTGACGCTGGGCGAGAGCCGCAAGGCGTGGCTGATCTTTGCATCCGGCCTTGGCCACGCAGACATGATCCGGCGCGCGTTTGCGGTGCAGGGGTTCGACATCGAGGTGGTGTCAGGCGAAGACCCGATGGGCGAGCGGACGGCAAAAATTGAGGCATTTAAGCGCGGTGATCGGCGAGGCCTCATCAATTGCGGGGTTCTCACCACTGGCTTCGACCACCCGGCAGTTGACCTTGTGGCGCTTGTGCGAGCGACGGCCAGCGCCGGTCTTTATGTGCAGATCGTTGGCCGTGGCACGCGGCCAGTCTATGCGCCGGGCGTGGACATGGAGAGCAAGGAAAGCCGGCTGGCACACATCGCCGATGGCCCGAAGCCGAATTGCCTGATCCTGGACTATGGCCAGAACGTCGAGCGGCACGGGTTTATTGACGCAATCAAGGTGCGCCCGAAAGGCGAGAGCAAGGGCGGCGATGCACCGGTGAAAGTGTGCGATGCCTGCCAAACGGTAAATCACGCGGCCGTGAGAAACTGCATCGAATGTGGTTTTGAGTTTCCGGCACCTGCGCTGAACCACTCAACCAAAAGCTACAGCGGCGCGATGTTGTCCACGCAGGTCGAGCCCGAATGGCTGGACGTTGAGGCCGTGGAGTACGCCCTGCATCAGAAGGAGGGCAAGCCCGACAGCGTGAAGGTGACTTACACCTGCGGCATGGTGCGGATCAGCGAATGGCTTTGCCCAGACCACGGCGGCTATGCTGCCAGCCGGTATCAGGCGCGCATGAAGGCACTCGATAGCACAGCCATGACCACGGCCGCTGCGTTGGGGCAATGCACCATGTGGAACTGGCCAAGCCGGATCAGGATCAAGCCGCGTGCTGATAACCCGAAGTTTAACGAGATCGTGCAGCTTGATTACAGCACGGTCAAACCGCGCGCGCCGAAGGAAAAAACAGAAGAGGAAAAGCGCCTTGAACGACTTGCCACAGAAATGTTCGCAGACGGCTTCTGATTGCCGGACATGCACGAATTTGGTGGACGAACGCTATTGCCTGCGGTGGCGAGACATCGTGCCGGACGAGGCACAGAAAGATGGATGCGATGAGTGGACGCAACAACCTCCCTTCTGAGACCGAGGAACAAGAGGGCTTTGTGAATTGGTTTCGCGCCAAGTTTCCGGCCGTGCTAATCTTTGCCATTCCAAACGGCGGCCATCGCGCAATCAGCACGGCAAAACGTCTGAAAGCCGAGGGCGTTGTGCCTGGCATCCCAGACCTACATGTGCCGGCATGGCGGCTGTGGGTTGAGATGAAGCGTGTAAAGGGCGGGAAGCTATCGGCCGAGCAAGTTGCGATGATTGAGCACCTAGAGGGCATCGGTCACAAGGTGATCGTTGGCAAAGGTGCGGAAGATGCCAGCGCGCAGGTTGTCGATTGGATCAAGGCGCACAAAAAGTAAGACCGTCCATTTTGTGGACGGTCTGTTGGTCAACCTTCACCCGTCGCGATCTCGCCGCCGAGAGCCAGATATCCGCAACCGTCTGACCATGAGTCTATGTGCTGCGGGTTGGCCTTGATGCGGGCGATTTTGAACAGGGTCATCATCACGGCGACATCTTCCGGGCTGACGTAGGTGTCGAGGTGCGCGGACCAGAACGCGGCCACAAGCCCGAAGTTTGAGGCTGCGTCACCGTGCGTGTCGGCGCGGTCCACGTTGATGTGTTCCTTGGCGGTATCCAATATCTGCGACCTGTTCATTTCGACACCCACTCCTGTTCAAAGCGCAAATCTTCAATCCCGGTTATGTCGGCCAAGCGGTGGCGGTAGACTGCGGACGGCACGACGCGGCCTGTCATCCAGCGGCTAAGGCTAGACGCTGCCACTGGCACTTTTCTTGCGAGCCAGCCAAGTTTGCGCCCGTCTTGCGCGCACCATAGCCGTATTTGAGTTTGAGCCATCATTGGCGTTCTCCTTGTTTCGGTCATTTAGGCTTATGGTGTAAAAAAAGATGCGTCAAGTGCAATTATTTTCTTGCACGCGGTGTATCAGGCTGTATGGTGATCACACGAACTAGCAAACAAGGATGACCAAGATGACCACCTACGAACACAAAGCAGCGACCTTCAACGGCAACGTAGTCGTCGGCAAGGGCGCAACGCCTGAGCAAGCCTACGAAGAAGCACGCAAAGCCGCATACGCGCTTGGAAGCTGCATCCGCAAAACGATCAGCAAGCATGAGTGCGTTGCAAGCTATGCAGAAGGCAAGCGGGTTTTTACTTGGAAGTTCCCCCAGTGACCCTCGCCGAACACCTCGACCTGCTGGGGATCATCCCCCGGCAGGCCCCGCCGAAGCCCGCCCCACAGCCAGCAGCCTACGCGCCGCCCCAGTGGAAACCAACTTACCAAGGCGAAGATCCGCCGTTTTGATAGGAGAAACAAAAATGAAATACCGCATTCGGGGCGTCATCGCTGACCTGATCGGCGCAGCTTCGATCTTCGGCCTGCTGTACGCTGGCTTTATGTTCGGCCTCGGTATGGGGTGGTGAAATGACAGCCCAAACCCTCCGCGAATACATCGCCCACAAACAGGCACAGATCGACGACCTCATGAAGAAACACGGGCAAGGCGTCAGGCCGGGTTGGGTCAGCGAAGAAATCATGATGCTGACCTTTTACAAGCAAGACGCAGAAGACCAACTCAAGCAACTGGAAGCAAACAATGCAACAGACCATTCTACTAACTAACCAACTCGCCACGGGCAGTGCCTTCGCGCTGACGGCAGACAACGAGAACGTGTTCATCCCTAGTAAGGTCATGCTCGACAAGGGCGTGCGTGTCGGCCAGAAGGTGCATGCCATCGTCGTGCCGAACATGACCCGGCCCGACCGCACGCCTTGGCTTGCCGTGAGCATCTTGGAGGCAGCGCCTGTATCACGGGATGATACGCTGGCCGCCTTCATCTTGGGCAACCTGCAAGCTGATGGCCGCGCCACAGTCGAGGAGATCGCGGAGGACATGAACATGTCGGACGCCGTCGTGGCAGCCACGCTGGCCGAAATGGTCGCAGATGGCCGCGTGGTGCGGCTGACCTGCTACGACCTGCCGGAGGAGGACGCATGAGCAAGCTGACCACCAACATAACAGACGCCCGGCTTGACGCGATCATGGAGGCTTTGCCGGATGAAATGGACGAGGCCGAATTGTGCGCGCTGACGCTGACCATGTTCAGCGCGTATTGCGAAAGGGAGGCCGACATCATCCCGCAACTGATCGCCACGATCTACACTTATGGCATGTCCACGGGACTGAGCCGTGAAGCCATCTCGCGCGGCCTGCGCGCGACGGCAGACCTGAATGACACCAGCCAACCCGAAACGCGGCACTGAGGAGGAAACCATGTTAGAAACGATGACGATCCTGTGGATTACAATGCACAGCGGCCATCTTAATGGCGACACCTTCGGCGTCCCATACATGACGCCCGAGGCCTGCAAGGCTGCTATGGTAATCGTTGGCGACAGCCTCGACTACGACCACAAAATGCAGTGCGAGACGCTGCCCGTGACGAAGGAGATGGAGCCATGATGTTCTGGCGCAAGGAACCAAAGACCATGCCTGTGCGTGACGTGCAATCCGAGGCGGTGGCGGCGATCATTCAGGGATCGGCAATCCTGCCATCTCGTCGCCTGACTGGGGCGATCTATACCGCACTGCTTGATAATCCCGGCATCAGCGTGGCGGAACTGGATGACTTGGCAAACAAGATTTCGCGGCTGGCTTGGAACAGGGGGCGGAAATGATCCGCGACTACATCCTTAAAAATACGCTCTCTCGCTTCGAGGCCTTTGGCATCAGTATTGCTGTTGGGGTTTTAACCCCCGGCGCGCTTACTGCGTGGAACCTTGGGGTGGCGGTGACCATACTGGTGGTTGTGGCCCTCGTCGTGGTGGGAATGGAAACATGGGGGCGGAGATGAGAGACTTCTGGGACAACATCGTGCCGCTGGCGGGCATCGCCTGCCTTGCGTTCTTTATCTATGGCATCTGGCAGGTGATGTCCGCTGACTTAAAACAAAACCAACTGCGCTACGAGCAGTGCATCGCCGCCGACAAGCAGTGGGTGCAGGGGAGTTGTGTGAAATGACTGACGAAGAACTGATCGCAGAGGCGCGTGTCAGGGCGTATCTCGCCCGCAGGGCCATCGCAAGCGGATGCGACCCCGAACACATCCACGGCTACGATGTCAGCAAGGACAACCCCGAAGGCATCTCGCTCACGGTTTCCGACCTGACCGCCCTTCTGGACGCGCTGGCCGCCGCACGTCAGGACGCCAAGGCTGCGGAGGATGAGTTGGAAATGCAGGAGCAAGAAGCCTGCATGATGGAGAACGACTACCTCAAACTTGAGAAAGAGCGGGACGCCCTTGAGGCCAAGCTGGCGAAGGCGGTGGAGGCTGCTGGTAAAATGCTGGATGCCTTCTGTGTCCACGAGGACAGCCACCAGAGTGCAGCATATGAGGCTATGTGCGCCGCCCCCGCCGAGACCGAAAGAGAGAGCCATGAGTGACGCAGAACTGATCGCACGGCTGCGGGGCGCTGACCTATACAACGCTCAACACTACGAGCGAGACCCACTGCATAAGCAAGCCGCCGACCGCATCGAAGCCCTGACGGCCAAACTGGCGAAGGCGGAGGCTGGGCTGCTCGCCATTGCTAAGCGCGATGAGCAAATGATCTGGGGCGAAGACTATGAGGTGGAAGAAGCATTCAAAGATATGCGCGACATCGCCCTCGCCACCCTCGCAGAGATCAAAGGAGAGAAGCCGTGATGATTTGGGAAGTGACGAGGTGCAGAGACTGGAAGGCAAAAGTAAGAGCTGATCGGTTCGACATTGTTGATGGCGCTTTGGTGTTCTTCACGGGAACGGAAGCCGTCCTCGCTTTCGCGCCGGATCAATGGGCTTCGGTGGTGCCTACCGATGAAGATGAGGACGAAGGACTGACATGACCCGCACCCGGCACGACACATCGCCCCACGCACAGGCTATCCGCGCCGCCGGCTATGTGCGCGTGCCGGGAGGACTTTGGGCAACGCCCGAGCAGCTTGAGCTTATCATGTATATGCTCCAGCAAAATCTAGAACCCATCACTAAAATCAAGGACCGACATCAATGGCACCGCCAAGACGAGTAATCACCCGCGACATGATCCAAGCCGCAAAGGACAAGGGTTGGCACTTAACCCTTGCTGCGGCTCACTATAACATGCACCGCTCAAGCATCGCCGCCGCCTGCGAGCGGTTCGGGATCGTCCTGCCCATGCACCAATTCTCGCCCCAACGGGTCAGCCCCAAGAGCAAAGTCTGGGTTGACATCATAGATGGCGAAACCAAGCCAAAGGTAAAACTGTCAGCCAGCCCGGCGGCCATCCAACGCGCCATTGAAGACATGGAGCGCGAAAAGCGGTTGCGGGCGATGGGGTGATTTGATACGAAAATCTGCGAGGGGCGCACACAAACAAGAAACCGTCACGGGTTGCTTTGTGTTGGTCGACAACCATGTTCGCGCTACGGCTCGGTTTAACCTTAGCGCCCCTCGCGATTAATCTATTTAGATTTGACAGTCGGCATGGCGCTCGGTATTTTGTCGGGATGGGAGGCGTTGGCGCGCCTCAACCATCCCTCACCGAAACGACATGGAGCGTCGTCATGGCTAATAATCGTGTATGCACTGTCCCAAATTGCGCCGCAACTCATTTTGGGCGCGGGTATTGTGTCAAGCATTACAAGCGGTGGTCTAAGTATGGAGACCCTTTAGGTGGAGGAACCGAATGGGGTGCGGCTCAACGCTTCATTGAGGAAGCGGCGAAGACAAATTCCGATGACTGCGTCGTCTACCCGTTTTATCGAAACCCAGACGGATATGGGTGGATGCGGTATGGGCGCAGCCAAAAGGGAAGCCACGTTGTCGTAGCAATATTAGCAAATGGAGAAAAGCCAAGCCCAAAGCATGAAGCCTGTCATACATGCGGGAATGGCCATAATGGATGCGTCAACCCACGCCATATTTACTGGGGTCTTCGATCAGACAATGTTCGGGATGCGTATAGGCACGGAACAGCATTTGGACTAAAACATTCTCCGCGTGGGCAATCAGCATATGCGGCAAAATACTCTGATGCTCTAATCTCTGACATCAGAGACGCGTTAAAGGCTGGTGAGACAACAGCATCAATAGCAAATCGAACTGGCGTCTCTCAGGCTCATGTCAGCCGAATAAAACATGGGGCTAGGCCCCAACCTTCACCCGCTGGATCTCCCCAAGATCACGATCATAAGTGATGGCTTGCATTTGGGAACGGGCGACATATGCGTTGCTGTATGAATATGCGTCCCTCGCAGTGACAGCGCGAAGCTGCTCCCACGTAACGCCGCCGATGTCTTGTGACTTGTGGGAATGCAGGTGGCCAGTGAACAGATATCTTTGTTTGGTCCTTCCCCACATCTCTGCGAATTCGTCCGCAATAAAATGGACAAGGCGGTCAGCTTTAGCCTTGTCGCCGTGATGCGCTGCGATCAGAACCTTGCCCCACTCCATGACAAAGAATTCTGACGGGTCGCGGATGACCTCAACTCGGTCATCATTGCGATATCTTTCTGCAAGCGCAAACAGCAGAGTTATCCATGTCGTTGGGTTGTGGTTGCCAGCCAAGATCCTGACAATCACACGGCGATGTTTTGCCTTCGCGAGTTCAATGGCCGTGGCCAGCGCCTCTACATCCGCCTCAATCGTGCGAAAATGACGCGTATCGACATCAAGTCCATGTTTCGAACGCGGTGTCTGATTTGTCTGATCGTCAGCGTGCTGGCCGTCGCCATTGTCCAATATAAGAGCCGTGTGTGATGCAGGTGATGCGGCCACGCACCTCGCCACCCAGTCCTTCACTCTCTTCACAGCCAATTCAGTGTTGTAAGCCTCTCCGGTTTCCCTCGCCCAGGCCATCATGCCAGTGTGCCTGTCGCTGAGCAAATAAGCTGTCATTTGGTTCTCAAGCACGCTTTCAGGGGCCAGCACAGGCTCAGCAGGCTCCATGCCCTCTAGCGCCGCGCGTATGCGCTCTGCGACGGCCTCTGGCTGTTCTGCCTCGGGTCGCAGCATGACCGAATAGCCCGGCTCCTCGTCTTTCGCAGGAACCTTCACCCACGCCAGCGATGGGACCATGTTTGTCCCGGCGGCCTTCATGCTGTCAGCGATAGCCGGGTCTATCCGGTAATCTTTCCGGACATCCGGCGTAAAACCCGCTTTATCTAGCATCCGCTGCATGTCGCGACGGTTTATGCCGATCTCGCGCGCGGCCTCGGTCAAGTTGCCCAATCGCTTGAACGCCTCGACGGCCTCTTGCTGTCTAGGTGTCATTGGCACAGCCCGCGTCAAGAAGCTGGATCAGGTGCGCGCCCGAAGCCACCGAAAGCGGCCCGCCATCGTAAGCCAGGTCCGCCGCATGTTCCGTCCGCGCCGTTTCGGTCCCATCGCAGACCGCATTAGTGCTTGCCGCGCTCACGCAGCCACTCGCGGGCAGCATCAGCATCAGACATGCGGCCCACTTCGTCCATCCGCTTTCGCGTTTCGACATAATCGGTCAACTCCTCTTGCTTGGCGTCGGCCTGGGCCGACTTTCTGCCGCCAAGCCAGCTTGCTGCCAGCGCGGCGATGACAAGCCCAATGCCTGCCGTCCAGAGCTTTAAACGCGCAAAGATCATGCTTCACTTCCCCAAGCGATGCAGCGATATGATATTATTTTTGAAAACGGCCATTGCTGTTCCACAAACGCCGCGTTCTCTGGAAGAGACGCAAGGCACTCCTCCTCAGTCTTGGTGATCGGCCCGCTCATCGCAACGCACTCCGACGGGTCGCAGACCAAAAGCACCAAAGACCATATCATCTGTCGCCCTCCGCCCAGCGTTTGATGCGCTCTCGCATGACCCACAAGGCCGCCAGCACCACAACGCCTGCAAAAACCATCGCCACGATTTGAGCCGTGCCGTCAAGCGCGCCTAAGGCGGCAATCCCAGCACCAGCGCCCGATGCGATCTGCACGGCGGACGCTTGCATGGTGGTGGACTGCGCCACGCTGGTGCGCCCCTCAAACTTGCCATCAGCGGGCGTAAGGAACAGCTTGCGCTCAGCCTCGCGGCGGCGGGTCAAGCCCTTCAAAACCTTGCCGCCAGCCTTGTTCCACATCAGGATAGCCTTGGCAGCGCCCTCTTTGTCGCCAGCGTTAAACAGGCGAAGCGCGGATGACTTCTTGAACGCACCCGGCCCGATGTTATAGGCCAGCGAGACAAAGGCCCCAAATTCATTGTCGCTGATAGCTACAGAGATGGACGGCGCAATTTGATCGGCAAACTTGTCCAGCGCCGCCTGCAAATATGCTTCCGCATCGCTCTTGGTGATCGTCATGCCCTCTTTAGGTGTGATGCCGACGCCAGCCGCAGCCGTGGTGCCGTACCCGATAGTCCAGATGCCAGCCGGGCATTTGTAAGCCTTGGCGCGGAAGCCCTCGAATTCTTTGACCAGATCGACGGTCGCTTGATTGATCCTCATTTTCTCAAAGCCCTCTCGATGTCGTCCAGCTTGGAAAATACAGCTTTGAAGTTATCTTGCAGGTTTTTGAACTCTCGATCATGTGCCTCTTTGTTGGCTATAGCCTGCGCTTTTAACACTGCTATGTCAGTCGAGTGCGATTGTTGCACTCGATATTGGAGGAACACAAAACCGGCCACCGGCGCGACGATCCACCTCATGACTGCTTCCAAGACGTCCATCTCAATACCGCCCTTCCCAGACGCGCAAATGTGCGTTGTCGCTGTTATTCATCTCACGGGCCACAACTTCACGCATAGCCGCCGTGTCGTTGGGATTGACGCCCCACTTCTTTGCCCACTCAGCCCAGACTTTCAGCGGGACCAAGCCGACCAGCTTGCTTTCCCCGAAGCTGTCCGCCCCGGCGCTTTTTAGGGCTTTCGCTCGTTCCAGAACCGGCGTGAAGTCGTGCTTCTGCTGCACGATTATCTTCCCGTCCTCCTCGAACATCTTCTCCGCGATTTTCGACATGGGCGTCCTCAAAGGTCAGATTAGGGTAAGCCAAACGCATTACTTCCGCCACTTCCGGCGGCATCCGTAGGATTTGCCCGCGACGATAGCGGATGCCTCCCCGGAATATTCCCTCACATGTTACGCGATATTCCGCCATTTGGAAGAAGGGGCGAGCCGAAGCCCGCCCCTCTTTTCTCATTACGAGGTGGTGTTGTCGAAGATACCGCCCGAGGCCTTCTCGTTGCGGCAGACCAGGGTCAGTTCGGTGACAACCTGACGCTTCTCGTTGTCGCCGGTCTTGGCCAGTTCTTCGTTCTTGGTGGCGCGCAGAACGCCAACGGCCCACATGTCGTCCTGCATGACGAACACATCCCGGCCACGGTTTTCGCGGGTCGGCTTGAATTCGACAGTGCCCCACGGCGTGACATAGACGGCCATGTGCTTGATGACCTTCTCAGCTTCAGCCGTGATGTTCGAACGCTGGTTGTTGTTACCAGTGAAGCCCAGAGCCACGTTCATCTGGAACGCCGACAGGTAGACCGAGTCCGGCTTGCCGCCAGAAACCCAAATCTGCTGCATCACGCTGTCGAATTTCGCCTGCGAGAATGCGGTCGGGGTGCCGTCATCGGTACGCGCATCGGTGCCATCGCCGGTCGGATCAGCGCCCGAAGGGGTGCCGCCGGTCTGGAACACGGTGTTGGTGAACAGCCACGCGGGCGCACCAGCCAAGCGACGAGCAGCCGACGAAGAACCGGCGACTTTTGCTTGGTTGGCGAACAGAGCCTTTTCGATGTCCAGCTTTTGCTCTTTGGCGATCTTCAGAACCTGATAGGCCATTTCGCGGGCGCGACCGGCTTTGTTCAGGCCCTCATCGGTGCCGGGGATGACGACCGAGTTCTTGAAGATTTGGGTGCGGTTGTTCAGGCGGGTCGTTGCCGAACGGGCTTCGGCAATGGTGTCGTCGCCTTCGATGTGCGCGTTGTCAGCCGACGAACGCAGAGCGTCGGTCTGCCACTCGTGCAGCGTGTTGGACGCTTTTGCCTTAGCGCAAGCGGTGTAGAAGGGAGTTTCTTCCGGCGAGATATTGTAGATCACGTCGGACAGGTCTTCGCGGATGCCACGGGCATCATACGAATCGAAGGTATTGGTTGGCTGTGCCATGATGTCGTCCTTTCAGGGGTTTAACGGAAAAGAAGATCAATGAAAGCCTCTGGCTTCCCCGATCTCTTTGCGGCCTTCATCTGTCGATCACGAACGATCTTCTCAGGTGCAGGCTTACGCGGCACCGGCTTCACGTTGCGCGGGGGTTCGGGCTTTTTAGCCTGTCCCTTTACCGCTGAAAGCTGATTATAGCGATAAGCGTCATACAAGACTTGCACGAGGCGAGCATCGACTGTGCTTGCCACTTCTTCAGCCGAAAGCCCGTATTTCGAAGCAAAACCCACGAGGTTCGCCTTGAGTGCTGCCGCCTTCTCAGGGTTGGCAAACTCAGGGATGGCCTCAGTCAACCGGCGGGCCTGCTCTTGCAGTTCCACTTGACGAGCCTGCTCCTGAAGCGCCGTTTGGCGCTGTGCCTGCTCGTAAAGTTGCCGTTGCTGCGCCTGAAACTCTTGCGCTTTGATTTCGTATTTCGCCTTCTCCTGCATGTATCCGATGGGATCACTGTCCAGCATTCGAATATCGGGAGCCTGCGGGGCCTTCATGATCCCCTGCTGTTGGACATTCTCCAACGTCGCAAGGAACTGCTGTCGTTCGTTTTGAAGGGTTTGGTAAAGGCCCTCTGCTTCCTTGCGGATGGCAGCGGCCTCCTGCATTCCCTTCTGGATGTAGGCATTTCCCGAATAGGACCGCTTTAGCTCATCGAGGGTGACCTGCGTTTCCTTGCCATCTACTTTGACAGAAAACGTCGTTGGCGTCTCTTGAGCGTCGGTTTCTTCGCTTTCCTCATCCTCGTCATCCTCGGCTTCAGGCTCTTCGCCGTCGTCCTCGGAATTCTCTGCGGCATCGGCCTCTTGGCCTTCATAATCCGCTTCAGTTTCGTCCTCGACTTCTTCCTCTGCCGCCGTTTCGGGCTGGGCTTGGGTTTCGTCGTTCATAGGAGCAAGCAGGCTATCAACAGCCGCTTCGAGTGTATCAGTCGTTTGCACGGTCCCGATCCTGTTTTATCTCAACGGCCTCGGCGTCTAGTCGCGCTTGGAGGGCGTCGAGTATGAGTTGAACGGCGCGCACACTTTCATGTGCCGCCGCAACCCTGTTTATATCACAGGCTGCATTTAAAAACACCCCCACCGCGTCATCGCGGATTTCGCCGATCACGGCTTGGAAAACGTGATCGGCGAGGAGGGTCTTGGCTTCAGAAGCCCGCTGTTTGATTAGGGACAAATGGCATCCTCGGCATCTGTTGCTCGCGCTTAATGGCGTTCAGATCAAGCTGGACGCCAGTTTTTGCGAGGAGTTCTGCGGCCTTAATCGCAAGGTCTTGAGCCATGCGATCCCGCTCTAGGTCATCATCCATCCGCATCTTCTCGGCGTCAAGCTGCGTCTTGGCCATGTCCGCCTGCACGCGGGCCGACATCTTCATCTGTTCGGCCTGCAAGAAGGCTGCATTCGGATCGGACGGCTGCTGTTGCTGCTGACCCTGTGCAGCCTGCGCCGCCATTGCCATCAACTGCTGTTCGATCTGCGGGTTCATCGGGTTGTAGTAGCGGTCAGAGTTATGAATGCCCGCCATGCCCAAAATGTCCGCCAGCGTGTTGCGGATGCCCGTCATGCTCACGATGCCGTTGGTCGGCCCGTAGGCTTGCCAGATTTGCATCTGCGTCTGCATGGTCATTTGCAGGGCCGCGATCCGATCCTCGCGGCGGTTGTTGCCCAAGCCGACGTTGGTGACCAAATCAAGGTCATTGGTCCACGAGCGCGGATCGACCGGGACAAACTGGCCGTCCAGACGCATCATCTCGTTCGGGTTCGGGTTGGCGCGGGCGATCTGGGCGATCAGCCGGAACATCTGCCGCATCCCGCCTTCGGCCAAGTTGCGGGCGATCAGTTCAGACACCGCAGACGCGGCCTGCACGGCGGCATTGACGCCAGCGGCGGTCTGCGACTGCAAGGCGTCGGCATCCATGCCCATAGCCGCGCCTGTCACGCCTGTCTTGGCCCGGATGGCCTCGTCGTAGAACTGCAAGGCGGGCAGGGCCGCCGTGGACGCGTTGCCGATGGAGAACTCGCGCAGAGCGTTGATGTCCTTAACGCGAACCACACCGCCGATCTCGTTGTTGAGAAGGTCGTCCATGTTCACAAGGTTTTGAACGGCCATCACGCGCGGATTGTTGGCCATCGCCAGCCCGTCCAGAAGGCCGCGCAGGAGCGACGTTGCCGCGTCCTGATCTTCGGTCACGATCTCAGCCAACGAGCGGCCAAAGAAGGTGTGCGGCTCAGGATCGACCTCAAAGATTGCGAACGGGATGTAATCGCACAGTTCGTAGTCCAAGATTTCGTAGTCGTTGCCCGCGCAGATGAACTTGTAAAGACGCGGCACGCCCGTGCCTTCGATGTCCATCTTCATGTAGGCTTCGGTGAACTGCACCTTCCGCATCGACGGGTCGGCTGCGTTTTCGTCGTCGTCGGTATCGTCCCAGCCACGGCGGGCCAGTTCTTCCTCGTCGTCAACCGTGCCATCGGCAGCGCCGCCGAGGTTGTAGACAGTCTCGAAGTCAAAGCCCATCGCCACCAGATCGCCGACGCGGGCCTCGCTGGTGTGGCCGCAGACGTAGCAGTCGTCAATGCTGACGGCCATGCGGTCCACGAAGAAGTCCTCGGGGGCCACGCTCTGGATTTTGATTTGGCCCTTGGTGGACGTGCGGGCAACGCGCAGATTATAGCTGGCCATGCGCGGCTGGATTTCAATGCCCATCTCGTCAATCACGGCCTCGGCAATGATCGTCTCCTCTTGCGAGAGGACTTCGCTTTCCGGGTCGTTTTCGATGAAGGCAAGCTGCTCAGGCGTCAGGTCGCTGTATTCGTCAATCTCAACGTGCTGCACCTCGTCGTAGTAGACCTTGGCCACGCCGACCTTTTTGATGAGGGCGTCATGGAAAACGTCAGACAGGATGCGGAAGCCGTTGTTGCGCTCGAAGACATACTTCGCGTATTTGGTCGCCTGATCGGCACCCATGACGGCCTGCGGTGTGTTCGGGATGAACTCCACAGGCTTGTCGGATTGCAGGAACACGCGCATCAGGGCGGGCTTGATGGCCCGGATCGTGTCGCGCACCTTGGTTGCCACGACCCGTGAGCGGCCTTCCTCGAAGTCCACCACAGACTTGCCGTCAAAATACTTCTGCGCCTTGATGCGGTCGGGCGAGACTTCGGTTTCCACGAAGTCCACAGCCTCGCGCACCGCGCTGGTCACGGTGTTCTGGATTTCGTCTTCGGATAGCTGTTTCGGGGTCATCGGCCTGTCACCTCTTGCGCCGCTGGAATACCAGCAATCATAGTCGTCCCTGCGATTTGGCGCGCAAGGAATTCGTTCTGCGCCGCAGTGAGCGGTTGGCCGCGCATTGCCTGCTCAAGGTAGTTTAGCGCAGACAAAGCCGTCTTGCCCTTCTTTTCTGTCAATGCTCTCGCAATATCCTCAAAAATGCGCTGCCGTTGTTGTGCAGTGAATTCTTCGGTTTGACCAGTGACGGCTTGGATAATGGCCTTTGACGTGTTGATAGGATCGCCAGCCATTGCTTGGCCCAGAACGCCGGGCGTCGTCAGCTCATTAACGGTTTCTTTGATGCTGCCCCGAATGGCCGTCTTAGAGTTGGTCGCCAATGCAGTCCGAACCACTGCGCTTTGCGCGGCCTCATCAACCTGCTTCAAGAGAGCGTCGGCTTCAGCACCCATCAGCGCGCGGATTTTGGCACGAGAGTTGTCGCTGCTCATGTCGGTGACAGCCTTGACCACTTGGCGGGCGTCAAGGTTCATGTCCGAAGGAACGGCACGAACATCGCCAAGAACCTTTGCGATGTAAGACCGCAACCCAGACTTTGCCGCTTCAACCTGCGCCGCTGACGGCTTTTTGCCAAGTTCAAAGCCGATGTCTTCGATTTCCGTTCTGGTGGAAAGAAGATCGCGGCCAAGCATAAACGCCCGCTCCTCGGCCAGCTTGTCGCCACCGATTGAGACTGCTGTGCGATAATCCGGCACGGCATCAGCGACAGCATCGCGCAACTCACCAGCCAAGCGCGCGTAACGCTGGCCGGTTCCCGTCAAACGCCCAAAGTCGTCGGTGTTGTCATAGGCAATTTTTTGCAGGGCCTTCTTGATCTCGTCCAATTGCTGGACGTTTGGCATCTCGCGCAAGAATTCCACATTTCCGCTTGCGTCAAGAACCGCCATGATTTGCTGATTGACCATGCCGCGCGAGCGCATTTCCTTGTTGGCCTCAACGATGCCTGCAATCAGGTCATCAGGCGCAACGCGGCCAAGCACTTCCTCGATCTTCATGCCCTGCGGTGCAGCGTAGTTAATCGGGGTCTGGTAAGCCGTCGTGTACGCCAACTCGCGCGCAGGCGCAGTGCGCTCTGCAATGGCGTCAACGGCAGTGCGCGGGCCGAGAGGTGCGGTCCCAAGAACGGTATCAAGGGTCTTGTCCAAAGCCTCACCCGTTCTGGTCATGCGCCCTTCGACGGCCTCACGAGCAATCTGCCCGGCACGGCCACCCGTTGCCGCTGATGCGTCAAGCAGCGCCTGAGCCGCAAAGCCAGCATCCGCAAGCATTCCCTCAGACCCAGCGCGTTGAATTGCAGCCCGCGCGGCGGCAATGTCTCCGCCTTGGTCAAAAGTGTTTTTGATGACCGTTGCGGCTTCGCGGGAGATGCCAAGGTCGGATGCAATCTTTGCCACATCGCTGCGCCGGAAAAGGCCAGCAACATTCTCTGCGCCTGCGGCCACCAGAGGCGCAGCGCCACCGAGAGCGCCACCCAGAAGGCCACCAAACAGAGCGCCTGTTCCGGCAGTCTCTGCACGGCCAGCGCCTTCTCCAAGGCCAGCACCATAAATCCCGCCCTCAACAGCGCCGAGAAGCCCGGTTGTCGCCGCTGCACGCCCAACGCTTGGCAACATTCTTGCCGATGTTGACGGGACCAGCGCAGCCGCAATGCGTGCCGGAGTTGCGGCGATGGTTGCCGCCGTGCCGATCCCAGCGCCGCCAAGGTTCAGAGCCAGCGACTGACCCGGGCGCACTTCTTCCATCGCCGACGAAAGAGCGCGGACGCCCTGTGTTGCTTCTGGTCCGGCGACGGCACCAATGGCCTCATCAAGGTAGGAGCCGATGAAGGGCGTTCCCTCAACCAGCTTGGTAAGGCGTGCCGCGGCAGGTGCTTGTGCGATGATGCTTTCCTGCATCCCGCCGCGCGAAACCTGAGCGCCACCCTCACCTTCCATAATGCGACGAACTTGCTCTGGGTCAGATGTCGAATACGCGGGAGACACGAAAGACAACTTACCAGATTGGCTGCGAACAACCCGCCCGCCGTCTTTGGTGGTCATAACCACGTCTTCTTGCACAGGCGCCTTTTCCCAAGCGGCCCCGGCGTTAACTTCTGGCGCGTCCATCCAACCCATTAGGGCTTCCTCCGCAGTTTGTTGTCAGGCCCGATAAACTGAGTGCCAGACGGCAGCGCCTCATATTCTGCATCACTTGAAATGCGAACCGGGCCGCCTTGCGCGGGGGCCTCTTGCGTTCCAAGTGCGGTTTCTGCGGCGATCATCTGTGCCGGGGACATCCCCGCGTTGATAGCCGCAACGGCACGCTGGCGAGCTGCGCGTTTAGCCTCAAGAACCTCCGGGCCATCGCCCGGCTGCGGAAGGTAGGTCACGCCGTAAAGAGCCTGTTCTTGGCTTGTAATTGCCGCACCTGTGTCCTTGCGAAGGATGGCCTGCAAAAACTCATCGCCCGCCTGTCGCGCAACCTGATAGTTGGGAGACTGCACGCGGCTGCGGATCATGCCCGTCGGGTCATATCCCGCAATTTGGCTGCCGAGGCTCGTCAACTCGCCCGCCACAGGCTCAAGAACCTCAAGCGCACCCTGAGCGCGCGTCGCGTAAACGACGTCTTTGCTCTGGCCTTCGGTGAAGGGTTTGACGGTTGCGCCGGGGCCTTGCGTGAATTGAACCTGACCGTCAGGCCCGATCGATACGTTGGTTTGAGATGGGGCCAAACCTGCCAAAGCAACCTGATATTCTTGGGGCGTAATCAAGCCGTTCCGAAGATCCGCTGCAAGTTTTGCAATCGCAGACTGCGGATCAACGGTAGGCGCGGGGCGCAACGCCTCTGCCAAGACATCCTGCGGCGAAGCGCCAGCCTCAAGGGCCGCTGCCAGATCATCACGCCCGCGGGACCGAAGCCAATCAGCGGTTGCGTTGCGCTGGCGTGCGGCCTCGCGGCTTTCGATGCCTTGCTGCAACTGCCCGATCAGCGCCTGATTGGGGTTCATCGTGAGGCCCTCAAGGCCAATGGCAAGGCGCGAACGCGCGTCACGACCCTGCGGCCCGAAGAAGCCGCCGAGCAACCCTTGGCGCTGCGGTGCGGCCTGTGCTGGCATCGGCATGGGAGCGGTCGGCTGCAAGCGGCCAACAGGCATCTCATTCACCTGAATGACGTTTGGGTTCATGCCGCCCGTCCCGATACCCGCGCGCATCAAGTCTTCGCGTGTGATAGCCATTTAGCCCCCCAAAAGCCCGAAGAAACCACCACGCGCCTTTGCGGCCTCGGCCAAGCGCGGGTCTTTCTTCTGCGTCAGAATATTAAACAGGTTCATAATCGGCGCGGCGTCCGCGTCCTGTGCGATGCCACGGCTGGCAGCCAAGCGAGACAGCACACCCATGTCCTCGAACGGATCGTCCATCTTGGCAGGCCGAAATGGCACGTCGTACATCGAAACGCCTGCGTTGCCAGTGGCCATTGCCGAGACGGTCGGCCCCGACATAGGCGCTGCGTTCGGATCAAACTTGCCGGCAATGTTCGCCAGCTTCGCGCCATACTGCGGATCGGTCGCATAGCCAGACTTCGCCATCTCGGCGATCTGGTCCTCAATCCCGACAGCCGACAGCACGCCGCCGTAACGCGGGTTGCTCAGAAGGAAGTCGGCATAATCCTCAAAGGACTGCTCTGGGCTTTCGTAGCCGCGAAAGGACGCGGGCTGGCTGACCATCTGGCCGCCTTCAAACTCAGAAGTTTGCAAAGTCTGCCCGCCGGAACGGCCATGCGACTTGATGCCGAAGTAGTTCATAGCGGGCGCGCTTTTGCCATACCCGGTTTCAAGCGCGGCCTGAGCCAAGACCAAGCGAGGGTCAAGGCCAGTGCGCTCAGAAACCTCTTGAGCGTAGGGTAGGAAGCGGCTGTAGAACTCTTCTGGCGTCATTACAGCGCCCCAAGACCAAGCGACAGATAGTTAAACAGGCCCGGACGCTGGGTCTGCGTTGAGGTGTTTTGCCCCATGTTGGCCGCACCGACAGCCGCCAGAGGTGCCGACAACGAAGCCATAGGCGCTCCGGTGAAGCCGCCATATTGCGCGCGTGCGGCGTCGATCAGGGCCTGATTGATGGCCTGCTGCATCGTGCCGAACTGCTGCTGCTGCTGGTTGATGGATTGGCCCATGTTGAAGCCCTGCTGCGCCAGATTGCCAAGCTGACCTGCGGCTGCAAGCTGTTGGCCCTGCTGACCCTGAGCGGCACCGAGAGCGGTGTTGAACCCTTGCTGGCGAAGCTGGGCCGCAAGCTGGCCGCCCTGTTGTGCGAAGGCGCGGTTAGTTTCAGCCTCGGCAATGCCCTGACGCGATCCGCCGAAGGCACCGGCAGCCGAAGCCTGCGCGCCAAGCTGGTTTTGCTGCATCAGGCGCTGGCGTTCCAGATCGGCCATCGTGGTGTCAATGACTTGCTGGGTGTAGGGGTTCTGGAAGGCCGAGATGTCGGGCATGTTCATGCCAGCCGCCGTCGTGCCTTGCAAAGCGCCGGTCAGCGCCTGTTGCGATTGCTGGAACACGTTGCCGCCGAAGTTGGGGGCCTGCACGTTTTGGGGGTTTGCGCCGCCTGCCATGATTATCTCCGTCCCTTATTGCTGCCGCCGCTGGAACTGCCGCCTTTAGGACCAGACTTCCCGCCCTTGCCTTCTCCGGCTTCGCGCTGGGCTTTGCTTGCTGCCGCCCGGTTTGCGGCGCTTGCTGCGGCACGTTCGCGCGTTTCGCGTTCTCTCGCGGCTGTATTAGATGCTGTCGTAACGGTTCGCGCAGGAGCAGGCGCGGGCGCGGCGGCAACAGGCGAAATGCCAGCCCGGTTGGCAGCGCCAGAGAGCGGGCCGCCTGAGAATGTCGAACCACTGCGACCAGCGCCGCCGCCGTCGAACATGTCGCGAATGCCAGTGAAGCCGCCAGCCGCGGGGGCCGATGCAGACGAACCACCACCACCAAACGCCAAAGGCGCGCGGTCAGAGCCGCCACGATCAACGACAGGCTGGGGATAGGTCACAGGCGCGGCTGCCATCGGCGGCATGGCCGGAACAGACGAACCGAAGCTAAGAGGCGCGGCACCCGTCTGCGGGTTGATGAACATGCCCGTGATGGCGTTGTATTGGCCCGGTGCGCGGCGCTGCAATTCAGACAGCGACTGATCGTAGAGGCCGCCAGACGAGTAGCCCTGCACGCCGCCAGCGAATGTCCGAGGCGCAGGCATTCCCATCGACAGATCGGTGGTCCCAAGGCCAAACGCGCCCGCAGCCGTGTTGATGCCTTGGCCAGCCGCCGTCTGCATCGGCGTCATCGCAGCAACGTCCGGGCCGTAATAGGGCGTGTACCCAAGGCCAGCCACGTTCTCGGCGCGCCCGATGTTGCTGCGCGCGGCAGACTCGAGCCATTCTGGGATTTTGACTTCCGTGGTGGACTTGCCACCCTTGCCGCCACCGCTCATTCAAAGTCCCTTTCCAACACCGTCATCACTGGCTTGTATCCGTGCTTCGCAAGAACTCGCTCCCAGCCACGTCGCCCGGCGATTGTCATTGAAGTGCAGCCCTGTGTCTTTCCCCAAGCAACGGCGGAATCAATCATGTTCACGATTGTCTCCATCTCACCACCGGCTAAAAAAACGTGCAGGACACTTTTCTTAGGGTATAGCACAATCTCGGTGACAGCGCACCCCTTTTCGGCAGGCCACAACTGCATCCGGCCAGCCAGAATCCCGTCCACGACATCTTGGAAATCATGCGATCCGCCGCTGTATTCCAAGGCGTCCTCGATCCACTTGCGGCAATGCTCCAAGAGCGTCATGCCTGCACCCGAGTGATGGCAAGCGTCACGGACGGCGCGGCTGGGGCGTAAGCCGTCGCCACATGCGCGTGCAGGTATCCGCTCGTGCTGTCAGTCGCCCACATGACATTCAAGACATCCCCAGCCGCGAAGCTGAAAATGGCGCAACGGCTGACCACGAATGTCGCGCCGTTGTTGTGCAAGCTGGCAACGATGGTGCTGCCCGTCACGTCAGTGCCGTTCTTGCGTGGCCAGAAGCGGAAATTGACTTGGCTCGCGGACGTGCTGCTGATCTGCGCCGTGAACGAAATCTTGTAAAGCCCGCCCTCAACAAACGTAATCTCGGTCAGCGGCGAGCCGGTTAAGGTTATTCCTTGCGCAGAAATGTTATCTAGCGCAATTTTATAAGCCGTGTTTACCGCCGCAGCCGTGATGTCAGCGTCTTGGCCAAAGACGGCGAAACCGTCCGCCAGCACGATCTGCCGCCACTCATTGTTCTTCGAGATGACCGGGTAGCCGTTCACGTCGTCCCACAGCAAAACGCCGTTTGATGTCGGCGTGGCACCGTCAACCTTGAAGCTGACGTTATCCCAAAACCGACCCAAGAAGCGCCGCAAATCCTCGCCCCAAATGCGAATGTCTTGTCCGATAGGTGGGATGCCAAATCTCAACGGCGGCCTCCGGGGATGGCGTCAATGCGCGGAACACCCCAGCGCCAGCTATCATTGGCAGCGCCCGTCACCCGCATTGCAACCTGCCGCCCGGTAAAGCGAACATCGGTCGGCGCGGTCATGCTGTAGGGGCCATAAGACCGCTCAGTGTCGTTCGGATAAAACCGCGTCTTGAACGTCACGGTGACTTGGCCTCGCGTCTTTTCGTCGGGGATCAGCATAGACGCCATCATCGTCGTATCGCCAGCCCCGATTTCAAACGGACCGCTCTCGGCAAAGACAGTTTCACTGTTCAGGTTGAAGCCGCTTTCGTGGTTGTAGGCGATGCCGTTTGTTCCAAACCAAATCGGCGTGTTGAACACACCAACGTCAATGCCGGACGTGCGAGCCAAGCTACCGATGGTCCAATGGTTTTCCTCGTAGTTGAAAACGACATAGCTGTCGCATTCCTCACCCGGACCTGACGGGTAAAACCACCAGATTTCATTGAATTTGGCGTTGGTCACCGCGTGGATTTTGCTCTTTTGCGAGGCGCTGATGTTGTTGAAAACGTAGTCCGACACATCGCAAGGCACGTCCTGCACCTGACCACCAGCGAACGCGAAGAAGCCGCGATTGCCCATCCAGAACACGCCACGGTCAACAGTCGCGGCGCAATGCCGGGAGATGGCTCCGCAGGCCGATCCCACACGTTCGAAGCCATAGACAAAGGGCGGGCCTTGATATGTGGCCGCGTGGGCGTCTTGATCGGTGAGGATCAGCGTCTGCCCGCGCCCCTTGATGCCCAGCATGATCTGGCCCGAGGTCTGCAACTCAAGATCGCCCGCCTCGTTCGTGGCCGCAGGCGTCCAAGTGGTGTTGTCCTCACGGTCAGACCACTGCACCTTGCGAGCATTCCCGCCAGCGCCAAGGGCGAACAGGAAACGCTCCTCGGTTACGATAATGCCGAGATTGTTGGTCGGCGCATTGGCGATGATGGCCGCATCGTTGGCGACGTTCAGTTGCCACTCGTAAATCTTGCCGTCCGAGCCCGAGCAGGCCACGAGGTATTCGCCCCAAGTGTCGAGGCTCCAAGAGGTGGCTTCATCGTAGGCCCCTTCGTCTTGGCGGGGCGTTCCGTAGAGGTAATTGCCATAGGCCCCACCGCCGAAGCCGAGGTTTTGCGTGGCGCTCTCTTGGCCTGCGGTAAAGCCGGTCGGCGTGATGTCAACTGTAGCCGTTGGCGACACGACAAACAGCTTTTGATAGGTTCCCGCAGCGATCCAGCGCGTGCCGTTGTTTTGACGCCACGCAATAGACCCGCGCACCTTCTTGTTGGTCTCGATGGTAGCACGCGCCGCCCACCCGCCGATTGGCTGCATGGTGCCTTCCGTCCAGCGGATGAGGCTGGCGTCACGCCAACGGCCCGACGACTGATAGTCGGTCCCGTTGCGGTAGACACCCGGTGGAATGGCGAGCGGGACTAGGGGCATCAGATCACCTCAAGTGGAAGCACAACCATAGCACCAACCGACGTGGCCACAAAGTCCCAGAAGTCCAACGTGCCAGTGCCGCTTACTTTATCCCAGACTTCTTTGCCCGCAGCAACAATGGCCGTGAACACGAAAGCCGCCCATGGAGCCGTGCCGTAAGCCACGCAGAAGCAAGCGATGGCCATGCCAGCCCAGAAGTGCGCCTGCTTATCCAGCGCGAACATCAGATCACCAAGGCAAGCCGTTCAGGGTTACCGGGTTCTTCTGAGCTTCGATCTGGGCTTCCAGCGATGCCTCTGCGGCGTCCTTGTCCACAGAACCCCAGACCCATGCCAGAACGTCGGCTTCGGTGAGGCTGTCGTAAGGCTTGAAGCCCGCTGCGGTGGCGTCAGGGGTGAAGCCTGCGGTGCTATATGCGGAGGCGCTGTGGTCACCATCGATGGCAGTCACGGTCCAGTGGGCGGTCGTCACACCACCATCAGCGGCATTGCGGTCGAGTTGGGAAATCTTCCAAGTGATGACGGCGGTCATTCGGTTTCTCCTTGTGCCAGCGAGGCGGTGAGCATGTTGACGAAGGCATCACGGCCAACCTGAAGCTGGTCAAGGTTGAACCGTGTCGAACCGATTTTGCGGTCCAGATCAGCAACGTGATTGATAAGCATCTTCTGCTCGTCCGTCAGTTGGTCTTCGGTGTAGTCTTTGTCGTTGATCGTGATGACGTTTGGTTTTTTCTCGGCCATCGTGATCCTCCTTTCGGGGTTAGGGGTTAAGTTGTGCGCGGAGGCTATCAACCTCTGCTTTGAGTTCCTGAACGGCCTTAACGAGAGTGGCGACCAAGAACGAGGTGTCTACGCCCTGATACTGCGGGTTGCCCTCGGCATCTACAGCGTCCTTCTCACCCGTCACGCAGTCAGGAACCACAGCTTGCAGTTCATGCGCGATGAAGCCTTGGCCGTCCGAGCCGTCAGCCTTCCATGTGTAGGTCACAGGGTTCAACTGGGCGATAACCGCCAGAGCATCCTGCATGGGCTGGACGTTCTCTTTCAGGCGGTAGTCGGAGGAGGTGTTGTAGGCGGTGGCCGTCCCGGTAACGCTGATACTCCCAGTCCCAGAGCCGTTACGGCGGAAGATAACGCTACCGCTGCTGCCCGTTCCAGCGGCATTGTTGCCGATGCCTAGAGGCGCAAGAGCTGCTCCGTCACTTTCGACCGCCATGCGAACAGAGCCGCCGCCTGTTAGCGAAGTCGTCCCCACCAGCAGGTTCCCGCTGCTGTCGATGCGGGCGCGTTCGGTAAACGTAATCGCGTTGCCTGCGGTGCCGGAGGGGGCGGTGAACCATTTGTGAGCACCTTCTTCCTGCAATGCTACAGTTGCAGCAGCAGAAGCTATGTATTTGTTCGTGCCATCGTTGTAGATATTGTTTGCAACCGCTGTTGCAGCGCTGCTGTCTTGGTATACCGCTGAGCGGCTACCCATCTGTAAAGCGCGAAACGATGCGGCCCAAGCACTCGGCGTAACCCCCAAACCGAGGTTGCCCGAACTATCCACCCGAAGCCGCTCAGCCCCAGCCGTCTCCACCGTCACGGTATCAGCCGCAGGGAAGCGAATGGCGGTGTTGGTGTCGCCAGAATGGATGATTTTGTCGGGGATGGTGATATCAGCCGTGAAGGTGTTGGTGTCAAGCTGGTTCAATTCGGCAGTGGACGCAGTGACACCGTCCAAAATGTTCAATTCAGCAGTGGACGCCGTCACACCATCAAGAATATTCAATTCGGCAGCCGTCGATGTGACAGCCGTGCCGCCCACCTTCCACAGCCCCTCGGACAAGTTCGGCTTGATCGCCGTCGTGCCGTCGAGCAGATCGTCCAGATCGTCGAGGTTGTCGTTGATCTTGCCGCCCCAAGTATCTTCGGACGCGCCAACCTCGGGCTTAACGAGGCCAAAAGTAGTTGTGGTTGTATCTGCCATTTTCGCCGCCCTTATGCCGCTTGGGTCCAAGTTTCAGCCGTATCACCAGCCGGAACCCATGTTTCACTTGTGTCAGATTGCGGAGACCACGTTTCCGCCGTGTCTGATTGAGCCGTCCACGTCTCGGATGTGTTGCCCTGCGGCGTCCACGTCTCAGAAGTATTCTGGCCCGGCTCCCACTTCTTGATCGCCGTTGCCGACACTATACACGAAATTGCAGCCAACGCACTAGCAAGACGCACACGCTCGCAAGCTGATGTTACGCTGGCGGCACAGGATGCAGACGCAGACGCATTGATGACCGCCTCGCTGGCCGCCGTGGCCGACAAAGCCGCAGAAATGACTGCACGAACCTCTCGAACCCGCTCGCCAGCAACGGAGACGGATGCAGCCGCAGAGGCCGCCGCAGAAGCCTGTCTAACCCTTTGCGCGTCAAGGGACAGGCTGGCCGATGCCGACACAGCAGCCGAAACCTCACGGAAACGCTGGCCTGATGCCGAGACGCTGGCGGCCACAGAAACCGTGGCGGTAACCTCCCTGACACGCTGCGATGCGGCGGATGCACTTGCAGCAATCGAGACGGTGGCCGATGCGTCCTTTATTCGAACCGCTGATGCCGAAACAGCAACAGACGCGGAAGCCGTTGCCGCCGCGTCCTTGATGCTTCCATCGTAGCCATAGAGGCGGATGCCGTAACTGCCCCGGCCATATCCCGGCGAATAGGTCGTCACGGCTGGCCCTCCTTAGTCGAGCGTCACGTCCAGATCGCCCGTGGGGATACGCAAGACATCGCCCGTGTCGATGGCCTTGGAAGCCGTCAGCGAGGCGTAGGCGATCATGTTGCCCGAGGTTTCGGCGTCAAAGATGGCCGCGTGCGTGACAGTTCCCCAGCTTCCCGATGCAGTCGGAAACTCGATTGCCGCGTCATTCGAAGCGGTGTTGCCGGACACAGTGAAGGTCACGGCCTCGCGGGTATATCCGCTGCCCGAAATCTCGGTGCCGCCACCGCTTTCGCCCGGTGCAGCCGTAAACAGGCCCAGATACCAAGCGGTCGGGCGTGCGGGAGAAGGCGTCCCGTTGGTCAGCAGCCATGTCAGGACGCTGGTTTCGAACGAGTTTGTGAGGCTCATGACACGTTCCTAATCTTCATGCGGAGGCCCGTGCCACTGTAGCGGGCGCTGTCCGAGGCTGCGTTGAGGTTGTCGATAGCGGATTGATAGAGCGCAGCCCAAACTTGAATGCGGGCGTCGTCCTTCAGGTATGGCGCGGCATGAACCAAAGCGCCGTAGAGGTAGGCATCTGGGCTGTCTGTCAGGAGCCAGTTGGTCGTGGCAGCATCCGACAGGGCCGGGATTTTGGCGAAGTAAAGCAGTTCGCCCGTGTAGACCCCATCCGGCACCGGGTAGAGTTCAAACTGCGAACCCGTCATGGCGTAGTAGTAGGGCTGACCATTGACGGCACCGGCACGCTGCTTGCGGTCCAAGAGTTCGGCATGGCTGAGCAACTCAAGCCGCGCGGTTTCGCCTGATGTCAGGTAGAAGCGGATTGTCTCAGCCCAATCGGACGGAATGGCGCTGAATTGCGTGTCAAGCTGGGCGGTCGATCTGGTTTCCATCCGCCAGTGACGCACCTTGCGCTGCATGTCAGCCTCGGCCAACGCGATGAAGGTCGGAACGACAGACGTAAGATCGTCGCGGTTCAGAAAATCCGCGACGGCTGTCTTGAGCGTGGCATAGGTCGTGATGGTCATTTCTTCTTTGCCTCGTTGCGGGCCGAAATGGCCTTGGCTTTAGCCTTGGCGTCCGCCTTGCTGCTTGCGCCCCATGCGTTCAGTGATAACAGAAGCCGCGTGGGTTTTCCATCCTCGTCACGCTCTGGGCCGGGCATCCCGCCCATCCGAGCCAAGAAGGACGCCCGGCGCGGGTTGTCGCCCGCCTTTACCGGGGCCTTCAGGTTCATTCCCTCAGCCTTGGCAGACGCGCGGCCCTTAGCGTTTAATCCGCCTTTTGGGTTTTTTCCTTCAGCGCGCTGCCAAGCCGGGGTTTTTGCCATCACTTGGCCTTCTTTGCTGTCTTGGCCGAAGCCTTGAATGCAGCCGCAGTCGGCGCGCCCTTGGCTCCGGGCTTCCGCATCTTTTCGCCTGATCCGGCTTTGATGCGGGCGCGCTTTTCAG